TAATATAATTTATTTGAAGTAAGTTCAATAATTTTTGCGTTTTGTTCAATGATTTTTATATTTTGTTCAATTATAATCTGATTAATCTCTTGATTATCTTTTAATATTGTTATAAGTAATTCCTCATTATATAGTTTTGTTTGAATATTATCTTTTTTTATATTTGTATGGGTACATTTTTTCTTATGTTTACATAATCCAGATTTATATAAATATATATTTCCACATATACAAGAAAAACTGCCTTGATTTTTTATATCATTATTGCAATAAGGTAACGTAGACTTTTTATGTTTATCAGTTTTTAAATGTCTTAAATATTGACTATATCGTAATGTATTATAATTACATATTTTACATAAATAATTACCGGAACTTTTTTCATTATCTTCGTTATCTACTGATATACAAGACATTTTATGTTTACTTAAAGTGAAATGATTATTATATTCTAATTCTGATTTACATTTTGTGTCGCATAACTTACAATCATACTTAATATTGTGTACATATGGTGGTTTACTATTTAAACTACAATTCAATTGTTCAAAATGTTCATTTTCTTTTATTCTTGCTTCAGTGTGATTTTTACAATTATATTTTGCTATTTCAATCATATCCCAGTTATCCCACCCGCCATTTTCTCGTATTATGTTATACATTTTTAGGTTGTTCGTCTTTGAATTACACGCTAATTTATGTGAATATTTTCTTTGTGTAAAATTTGTGGTGTGTCCTACATATACATCATTTATATTTATATCTTTACAAAAAATCTTATATATTATGGTATTTGAATAATCTATTTCTTTTTTTGGCATTGTATAATATATATTAAGATATAATAAGATGTTTTAATATTTAAATCTTATTATATGTTATATTATAAATGTCCAAAATTGAAAACCCAAAATACTTTTTGAAAAATTATTTACACTGAAAGTTTCTACCATAATTTACCATTTATTTTTATTACTATAAATGGTAATAAAAATTAAAATATAATTTGTTACGATAAAAGATGCTTATGTTCGACAATAAATTGTTCTAATTTATCAATATCTATATCATTCATTTCTACATGCGATTCCCAAAAATATCTGCAGTAAGCCCAGACAAAATCGCAATTGCCTTTATACCAATGATCATATTTTTTAATCAGTTCAAAATATAAGCGATTTGGTAACAAACATAATGATGCTCTAGGTAAAACATAACAAAGTTGAACAATTTCCGACACTGGATTTGGTTTACAATATGGCACAAATTCAGTATCAAATATAGGAATAAATCTAATTAAATCTTGGAGCAAAGGAGGATAATTATATTTATAACGCCAACGCCAATCTGGACATTCACTTGTATAATATTTCATAGTCCATTCTAGACCTTCTAGATAATTTATACATATATCACGTTTTTGAGCATCATCTGAATAAGGTTTGATACCAAATAAACCTTGATAATATCTCGATTGCCAAAATGGTTTTACTGGATTTATAAAATACTCCATTTCTCTATCATAAAGAGGAGTTGATTCAAATTTTTTAAATTTTTCTTCAGGAGTAGTATCGGGTAATTTACATTTTTCTCTATTATTACGAGAACGATGCTCCTTAATTATAAAATTTTCCTCTTGTTTAGCTAAAAATTGAACAATTTTTCTAACATTACTCCAATAAATAGTCTTTCCATCAGTTAAATTTATATTTTTGTCTCCAATCGTTGCTTTATATGCGTTCATCATTTTATCAACACCGCCAGTTCTAATATTAATCGCTGGAAAATGAGGTAAAAAATCATTACCTAAAAAGAAACAAAGAAATATATAGTCATAGATTTTATTTTTTTGTTGATCTGTTGTTAGTTCCTTATCGTTATTCATATACATTATTAATGCCTTCGCAAATTCGGGTATATCTAAAAAATAATTAGAATTAGGTTCTAAAGAAGAATCGATAGATTTTATAAAATGTGGAGTCTCTCTAAATAAATATATATTAGGACATATAGGTAGATGATTAATCGATAACATAATTAGATCAGCATCTAAACCATAAATAACTGTCGTTTCATCAATATGTTTTGTTAAGTTTGACCGAATATATGAAAATAATTTATGTTCGCCTTCACCAATATTATCAGACCCTGAAACGACAATTTTGGTAACATTTAAATTTTTAGAAATAGTTTTATTAAAGTATTGACTTATATTATTATTAAGTTCCGACATAAATTTGGTTCCAGGTGTAATAGCAGTCGTATTCCAAGGATCTTCTTTTTCTTTTTTAAAAATTATACGAGAAATTTCATTTTGGTACCAAGACTTATAACGACGTGATCTTTGTTGTTCTAATTTTGCTACTGGTGCTACACCATCAAACGCGATAATAACCATTTTTGATGGTTGAATAATATTTATATATTCTTCAATTTTGGAAATAACAGATTTTATAATGCTTATAGTAACACTTTCGGTTAGTTTATCAAATTCCATTTTACTGTAAGCATCATAAATAATAGAATTACAATCTAAATACAGATTATCGACCTTTAAAATATTACTCACGTATTTTTTAATTATACGTGGATAATTTTTAACAATGTGGCTAAAATATGAAGGAACACCCATTTTTAATTACTATATAATGATGTGTTTAATATTATTTTTTATATATTTAATGTTTCGATATAGTCGTAAGAGACAAAAAAAATAATTATCTTTAGTAAAAAATGATAATTAATTATATTTATATATAATAAAATGAATGATAAAAACGCAAATTTAAAAAAAAATTCACTAAAAAAAACAACACCCGAAATCATATTATTAATCGAAAAAAAACTATTATTTTTCCAAGATGTAATACAAAATACTATTTTACACGTTCAAAAAAATAAGATTTTCAATATAATTGGTGTTAGTGAAGTAAATAGTTGTATCAATTTACTTATTGAACTGAGTGAAAAACTAAAAGATATTAATGATACAAATATAAAAAATAATACAGATAACATTATTAATATTCTTCAAGTAGTGAATAACGAATTATCTAGTCTATTCAAACTATTTGGAACAAATTCTTTTGAAGATTTGTTATGGATATGTTTCGGTAATAACTCAGTTAACACTTATGCTATTTCTGATATGGATAAACATAAATTCGAATTATTAAAAAAATATTTCCATCCAACTAGTTATAGAATATTAGGTATAAAAAAAAGTGAAAATGATAAACAAATCAAATTTGATGATAGTCCATTTAATGAAAAATCAAAAAATTTAGACAGCGTCGATGTAGGCATAAAAATAAAATCATTTTATTTAAGGGTGTATGGTATTCAAATAATAATACACGATCCACAACATAAAAAAAGTCTCATAATAACTGGAACTGTTGATGATATAATGATAGATTTTTTGAACAATAGATACATAAATTTAAAATATCAAGCAATAAAAACAAATGCTCCTCATTCGCCAGATTTTCAATGCGATACATTTACAAGATTTATACAATCCCTCAATTTAAAAGATTATTTAATTTCAGAACCTCATGAAATATATTCAAAATATGCTGGATATCTAAGTAATTTAAATACAATAAGACAAAAAACAATAACACAAGTAGTGACGGAATTTGTTTCTTCGGATTTGTTTATTAAAAGAAACATAATTATTCAATTATTAATCAAAATAGACAAATATGATAATCAATATTTGGCTTATCTATTGTATGACCTATTATCAAACGATTTAAACGGTATAATAGATACTCAAGAACAAACTATTTTGTTTGATAGTTTTCCGTGGTCAATAAAACAATATTTTAAAGATGCTATGAAAAAAACGATTGAATATACAAATAATCTATCAAATTTTGATATCCATAAGATACCTCTAGAACAACAAATTTGTCTATTAAAAGTATCTGATACGGTTAAAGAAAAAGCTATGCAAAAATTAAAAGAAATAAAGTTAAAATCCGAAGATTCTGGTTCAAAAGCCAGACAATATCTCGATGGATTATTAAAAATTCCGTTTAATACTTATAGAAGAGAACCTATATTAAATATTATGAATGAGATTAAATTAAATTTTTTAAATATGATTCAATTAAATAACATAACTAACATCCCTATTAAAGACACTTACACTAGTTTAGAAATTTTGACTTCATTAAAAAATATAAAAAAAACAATTGTAAAAGATAATGATATAATAAATTCAATTAATGACAAAATTAAAACATTATCTTCGAGTGAATTAAAAATAATAGTTGTAAAAATCAATGAAATAATTTTAAAAAATAAATTGGAGTTTAAGAAATTAAAATTAAATAATAGGAATATGCTCGAAAGAAAGAATGATATTTTTAATTTTATTGAAAGCATTAAAACTAACAAAAAAATATTAATTGAATTATTTGATATAAAAACAAATACTGGAATTGATAAAAATATAGATAATGTTTCGTTTGAAAGTTTACGAGTTTGTTTAAATGAAATAGAAACAAAATATGACAAGATAAATAGTTATATGACAAATGTTAAAACAATATTAGATAAAGCAGTTCATGGTCATAATAAAGCGAAAAAACAAATTGAGAGAATTATAGGTCAATGGATAAATGGAAAACAAGATGGATATTGCTTTGGGTTTGAAGGGCCTCCTGGTACAGGCAAAACTAGCTTAGCAAAAAGAGGATTATCCGATTGTTTAAAAGATGAGAATGGAAATTCACGACCATTTGCTATGATACAAATGGGTGGAGATTCAAATGGTTCAAGTTTACATGGACACAATTATACCTACGTGGGGTCAACTTGGGGGTCAATTGTTCAGATACTTATAGATAAAAAATGTATGAACCCAATTATATTTATTGACGAGATTGATAAAATATCAAAAACAGAACATGGCAAAGAAATTATAGGCATTTTAACGCATCTATTAGATCCTGCTCAAAATGATTGTTTTCAGGATAAATATTTTTCAGGAATTGATTTAGATTTGTCAAAGGCTTTATTTATTTTATCATATAATGATGTTGAATTGATCGATAAAATTTTGCTAGATCGCATTCATCGGGTAAAATTTAAAAGTCTAACATTAGAAGAAAAATTGGTTATATCAAATACTTATATTTTACCAGAAGTATATGATAAGATGGGATTAACTGATACAATATTTTTTTCAGATGATGTATTAAAATTTTTAATTGATGAATACACATCAGAACCTGGTGTAAGAAAATTAAAGGAAATATTATTTGAAATAGTAGGCGAAATAAACTTGGAAATTTTAAAAAATTTTGATACACAATATGAAATTCCTATAAATATAAATATTGAAGATATAAAAACGAAATATTTTAAAGATAAACAAGAAATAAAACATAAAAAGATACATAACGAAAATAAAATAGGTATAATTAATGGACTATGGGCAAATGCTCAAGGAAAGGGGGGAGTAATTCCTATACAATCAAACTGGCGTCCTAGTGAAAAATTTTTACATCTACATTTGACGGGAATGCAGGGTGATGTTATGAAGGAATCAATGAATGTAGCATTAACATTAGCATGGAACTTAACATCAATAGAAAGAAAAGATCAAATATTGAATGAACAAAAACACATTTTAAACGGTATTCATATACATTGTCCAGAAGGGGCCACACCAAAAGATGGTCCGAGTGCAGGTACAGCAATAACAACTACTATATATAGTCTATTAAATAATAAAAAAATTAAAAACAATATAGCGATAACAGGTGAAATAACATTAGATGGTAAAGTAACAGAAATAGGCGGGTTAGATCTTAAATTTTTGGGAGGCATAAAGGCAGGAGTAACTGAATTTTTATTTCCAAAAGAAAATATAAAAGATTATGATAGTTTTATCGATTCTCACAAGAATGATGAACTAACAAAAGGAATTAAATTTAATGCTGTTGAAAATATAGAAGAGGTATTTGAATTAGTGTTTGAATAATAAATAATATAGTAATATCATATTTTAGAAATTTTAATATAATATTATAAAATAATATATGGTAGAAGTTGAAACACAAAATATATATTTTATGAGTTTTATGAATTTTTTAAACTCATTATCATTTTATTCTCCAATTATTATTTGTGTTGGTATAGTATTTTTTTCAATACTAACATCCTCAATGGTAAAAGCATTCGCATTGTTTGTATGTTTATTTATAGTAACATGTATACGTATATTAGCATTTAAATTTATAGGAATATCAAATGATGTTATCTCAGACAAATGTTTATCCGCAATGTCACAATATATTCCAAAAGATGTTACATATAGCACATACTTACTATCATTTACAATGATGTATTTTATTGTTCCAATGTTTATGATTTCAATACAAAAAAATGTAAATATGATGAATTATAATGTTTTAGCATTTTTTATAGGTTATATAGTATTGGATATATTAGTTAAGAATTCATTAGAATGTATTCCAGGTATTTTTTCAAGACCTGTTATAGGAAATATATTAGGTGGTGTGTTTTTAGGAGGTGTTATCGCTGGTTTAATAATGTATGGTTCAAATTTGAAGAGTTATTTATATATTAATGAAATAAATACAAATAAAGAAGTTTGCTCAATGCCTTCTAAACAGCAATTTAAATGTCGTGTATTCAAAGACGGCACATTAATCGGTAATATATAAAAATTTAGCATAAATATTTTATATAAAAAAATAAACACTAAAGTGAATATAATTATGATTTAGAATTAAATGATTTTAATTGTTAAAATGGCGTATATTTAACATTAACCAATTTCTTAAAGAACTGAGCATCATATTTCTATGAAATGACTCATTAATTAGGTTCATATTCCCACGAGTATTAAAATTTTTTGAAAATATGTTATATGTTTCTATAACATTTCTAGTTTCATAATACTTAAGATTTTCGTATTTAAATGGTCTAGATTGTTTTCTTTTATTTACCATATTATGAAATACAAATAATAGATTTATAAGATCATTTTTATTTTTAATATTAGATGTTTTAACCTTAGACCAAAATTGTTTAGAATGTTGAGAACATTCTGGGCAAGGTAAATTATTACAAATTTGGATTAAAACAAGAATTAAATTTGGACCAATTAATGAAAAACTATCTTCTTTTATGTTGGCTGCTAGAGTATGCATAAAAACCCAAGTACTAGGACCCCAATAACTCGGCGACATAATATAACTAACTAAATAAAATAAATTTAAAGATATTCTGTAAAACAAAATATATATGTCAAAATATACAATTGAAGGAAATATTGATTTTCAAAAAGAATTATATAAAATGCTAGACGAAGATAGCGATGATGAAGATAATTTATGTCAAATAACTGGATTAAAATTAGATAATAAGTATATTACTTTAGAATGTAACCATAAATTTAATTATACAGCATTATATACAGAAATTTGTAAACAACGTTTTGAGTTTAAAACATATGATCCTAGTTTATTACCAAAAAAAGATCAATTAAAGTTTCGGGATTCTAAATTAGATTATTTTATAAAATGTCCTTATTGTAGAAAAATACAATTTACAATCTTACCATATTATGAAGAACTAGGACTAAAAAAGATATACGGAATTAATACGATAGATAAAACACTAACAAATGAATGTGGTATACCAAATAACAATTTAACTACAATTTCTCAATTTAATTCTGCTTATACATTTAAAATGTATGGAGTATCTTTTTATTTTGGTGATTGTTGTGAAAAAATAAATATTTTTGGAGATATATGCAAGAGTAATTATGTTACTACAATTCCAAATACACAATTATCATATTGTAGATATCATTATAAAGAAGGTCTTAAAAAACATAAAATCTCTGAAAAAAACAAGATCACTAACCAGAAAAATTTAGCAAAAAAAGAAAAAGAAAATAAAATTATTGAAATGAAAAAACAATTGGAAGAAAAAAATGTTGAAAGAGAATTAAAAGGATTACCTCCATTAAAACGACTTCCAACAATAAAAAATAAAACAGAAAATATAGTAGAACAACAAAATGATTCAATTAAACAATATATTCCAGAAGAAGATAATGGTTGTAATGCCATTTTGAAAACAGGTCCACGTAAAGGAAATGTTTGCGGTTGTAAAAAAATAATGGTAAATGGATTATGTAATCGTCATAGTGTAAAATAAAAATCTATAATAATTATTATTTAAATATATTTAAATAATAATATAAAATAATGGATATCTCTCAAGAAAAAAATGATGAAATAAAAGAAGAAAAAGAGCAAAAAGAGTTAAAACCGAAACCTTGTTTAACGAAGGATGATTTAATATTCCACATAAAAGAATGGATAAAGATAGACAACGAGATAATAAATCTAAAGTCGCAAGTGAAAGAAAAAAATATTAAAAAAAAAGAATTAACTGAATCGTTGGTAAATGTAATGAAAAGTAATTCTATAGACTGTTTTGATATAAATGGTGGATCTTTAATATATAAACAAAAAAAAACAAGACGTACTATATCAGGAAAATTCTTATTATCTCAATTAGAAGAACATTATAAAGAACAACCAGAATTAGCAAAAGAAATAACAAAAAAAGTATTGGATAATAGAATTAAAGTAGTGAAAGATGAAATTACGAGAAAAATAAACAAATAAAATCACTTTGTATAAATTAATTTAAATAGTTAATATTTATATTAATTAATGGAATATAAATATTTATTAGAAGAAAAAGCAAATAAAAATTTGTCATTTGATGATATTGTAAATGAACAAGGTAACTGTATTTTAAATATTATATGCTATCATGTAGAAGAACAATATAAATACCCATTTTTACAATTTATGATGGAGAAAGTGCCATATTGTAACAATATTGTTAAAGAGCAATTAATATTTCCATATATATTCATAAGAAATTCTTCAAGTGATATTGATATACGGCAGTTAGTTTTAGAAAAGATAAAAACGTGTTTAGATGATATATTATGTTGTAATAATGAAATAAAAGACGATATGTATAAAGGTATAATATTTGTAGATAATTATTTGAAGGCTTACGCATTAATAAATGTAACAGGAATAGATATTAGTGGTTTACATTTTAACAGACAAACAAGTAATTGGTTTGTATTGCCAAGCGAAATAATAAATAATCAAAATGTGTTGAATATAGACGTAGATAAAGATGTTATAGATATATTTACTGATTTTCGTCAAATAGGACATTTAATTAATACAAAAAATAATAAATATTATATGCTTCCTGATGTAGTTTATACTGGTTGTGAAAAAAAACAAGCCGAATTTAAATCAATCTTTGGAAACGTTAAAACAAAAAGATATAATAATTGTGGAGAATATTACTTTTTTTATAGGTCATTTTGTGATGCAGTTAAAGATGGGGGATGGTTAAAAGAAGGAGAAACTGATAAAATCGGAGATAGGATAATTGTTGAAACAATGAGTAATAAATATATAATAGGTTGTATAAATAGATATGCTTTATTTACAGAAGGCAAAATATTTATAGAAGATAGTAATGACTTTACATTAAGTGATGAAGTCATAGAAAAATTATATCCTGAACCTTGTATCATAATTTGTTATTCAGGTAAACATAATATTAATCCGGATATTTTAGTTAAAGATCATAAAAGTTTTGTATGTTTATCATATCATTTTTTAAATAATAGTTTGTTAGATGACTATTTTATGGAAACAAATAAGAATCAATATGAAATAGTTTAATTATAATATAATTTAATTATTAATTTCTGTAATAATTATATAATGTCAACAAGTTTAATAATAACAATATTAGGAGTATCAATAATAATAATTTATGGAATAATAAAATTACTTGATTTTTATGGAATAGGTATAAACGTTTATGGTTCATATATTGCTTTTTATGTTTTTATAGTGATATCATCATTTATATTGCCTAGAGAATATCCTAAAATAGCCGTGTAAGTAAGAAGTTTTTGAGACGGTAAATATAAAAATGTTTTTATCTCTTTAATATGTTTTTTAAATATATAAAAAATTGAATTAAATATATATTACTATATAAAATATAT